TTGTGGCTCCAAAGGTTGTGGATTCGAGTTCCACCAGCCACCCCATAGGGGTTTGATGTAATTGGTAGCATGACAATCTCCAAAATTGTTCGTGAGGGTTCAAGTCCTTTAACCCCTGCCAAAATGCCCGATTGAGATAACATATCACGGCTGTGAGTGGCGGTCGGATTCCAAGGTGGCGCACGCAAGTGTGACCGGGCAATAAAGAAAGGGCGGTTATGTGTCGTTGTACCACAGAGGGTGTTGCGGAAGCTACGCACAGGCCATAGCCGCACACAGATGGTAGCTGCTCAGTTCTCTGCGGAGGCTGGTAGATGATCAACGGGTGTATATATCGGTACACCGAAATACCTTGGTAAAATAAGACGGGAAACACTAATCCCCCTGCTCCCCGATAGAAAGGCTGAAAGGACTACCGCATGGCACACGAGGCCGTGCTGTGGTGGAAATATGGCACAGCGTAAAGGTGTGTGGTGAGGCTGGGAGTGGAGTCACTTTTACAACAAAATATAGGGGAGCGCCAGAGTCGGAGAGCTGGGGCAGTCTGTAAAACTGTTGCCTTTTGGCTGAGTGGGTTCGACTCCCACCTCCCCTACCATATAACGGAGGGTAAACTATACAAAAAAACTGTATCTCTTGTGGGAAGATACTAAATCGAGAAAATATGTCTGGATATTGCATTGATTGCCTAAGAGCCAAGAGAAAAGAAGAGAAAATATCCAAATGGTTAAAAACAGGCGATGCAAATATTGGTGTCTCAACAACATTGCGCGGTTGTATTCGTCAATACATTTTGGACGATCAAGATGGATGTTGCGCAATTTGTGGGATGAGCAATATATGGAACGGCAAAGGTCTTAATTTTGTCTTGGATCATATAGACGGTGATGCGTCAAATAATTTTAGATGCAATTTGAGATTGATTTGCCCTAATTGTGATAGTCAGCTTCCTACATATAAATCAAGAAACAAGCATTCTGCGAGATCACATCGCAGGGTTGTTTAATATACGGTGGAGTACCGAAGTGGTCATAACGGCGCAGTCTTGAAAACTGATGTGAGCTAACTACTCCCGTGGGTTCGAGTCCTACCTCCACCGCCATATGGAACAATAGCTTATGAGGTCTGAGCGGCAGTCTGAAAAACTGCAGGATGGTGGCTCGATACCACCTTGTTCCACCACCCGAACGGGAATTGTACGGGTTGACGAACCTCCGGTGAAAGTCCGGCGCAGAAACGCGATAGATCTAACTGAGCTGCTGTGAGCAAAGCAGGCAAGCCGATCAGGAGCGCGGCGGGCTGGTATGCCCCAACGGGACTTCGAGAGCCTGAGAAAGCATACCCCTCTAAAGGAATTATGAAAGATGGGATTGTTAATGAAGGACAACTCGTATTGTGTTTATATACATACATCTCCAAGTGGTAAGATGTATGTTGGAATTACTGGAAAAGAGCCAGAAAGACGATGGGGTATTAACGGAAACAACTATATGTTGGATAAATGTTTTTGGAAAGCAATTCAAAAGTATGGGTGGGAAAATATTAGACATTAAATAGTGGCAACTGGACTAAGCAAGGATGCTGCTTGCAAAATGGAAATAGGGCTAATCGAAAAGTATAAAACTAACTGTTCTAAATATCAAAACCCGACATTTGGGTATAATATGACAGATGGTGGGGATGGTACATTTGGATATCATTTTTCTGATTTGCAAAGAAAGCATTTGTCTGATATCAGAAAAGGAAAACCCAATGATCATTTAATTGGGAATAAAATAAATGTTGGAAGAAAACATTCAAACGAAACAAAGCATAAAATATCCGAATCTTTAAGGGGTTCTAAAAACCATAAGGCAAGGGCTGTTTGCTGCACAACGACAGGAAAGGTTTATTCAACAACAAGAGAGGCCGCAAAAGATATCGGAGTGTCATGCACGGCGATTGTAATGTGCTGTCAGGGCAAGATAAATCTTGTGGAAAAATGATAGATGGCACAAAACTGTTTTGGAAGTATGTTTCGTAATTTTATGCGCCATTAGCTCAGCTGGCAGAGCAACGCCCTTTTAAGGCGTGGGTCAGGGGTTCAAATCCCTTATGGCGCACCAAATCGAATAGAAATCTTAAAACCGCCTTGATGGGCGGTTTTTTCATGCTTAAAGAAGGGAGGTTGCAACGATGGCGGCAAAAAAGCAGCTGATGAAGAAACCGTCAGCTCCGAAGGTAAACAAAAATGCGAAGCCCAGCGAGGTTGAGCCGCGCATTGATAACGATGAAGAGTATCGCTGTACTTGCTGCGGCCACAAATATAAAAAACAGGAGACCAATTTCGGATCATCTAAATCTCCATTGTTTAAGGGGAATAACGGGTATTTGTCTATTTGCAGACATTGTATTGCTACTCTTTATGATCAATATATCCCGTTTTATGACAATGACGAAGACGCCGCTATGGAGCGTATTTGTCAGATTACAGATATGTATTTTGATCCTAACATCTGGGCGATGTCTCGCAAAATCAGTAACAGTAAGGATGGAAGAAGCAGAAACCGTGTGAGCACTTATATCTCTAAACTGAATTTGAAGCAAAGCGATGGATGCAACACTTATTCAGACACACTGATCCGAAGATGGGAAGCGGAAGTAGAGAACGCGGAGACTGTGCAAGAAGCTGCAAAGAATGATGATATTGCGGTTTCTGTTGAAACCATGCGACGGTTTGGTATGGGTTTTTCAGACGGTGACTACGATGTAATGCAGTCTGAGTACGATAGCTGGATCGAAAAAATGGGTGAGCCGATGGATAAGCGACAGGAAGAGCTTTATGTGACTATGTGCTATATGAAGCTAAACTTTCAAAAGAGTATACAGAGTGGAAGCGCTGGTATCGGTGGTCTTGCCAATGCCTATAAAGCCTTTATTGAAGCTGCTACAACAGAAATCGAAGATCGTAAGAAAAAGGCAGAGGCAGAAATGGAACTGAAGCCGATCGGTATGCTCTTCCGTGACATTGAGGAGTATTGTCCAGCTGAATACTACAAGGACAAAAAATTATATGCGGACTTCGACCATCTGAAAGAGTATGTTTCCAGGTTTATGGCTCGTCCGCTTGTCAATCTGCTGACTGGCTCCAAAGAAATGGACAAGGAGTTTAACCTGTCTGGATCGGAGGAGTGATTATGGATTACGCAAAGATCATGGATGATCGTCAAGCGCATCTCCATGAGCATTTTTCTTCCAGCAGTTATCTTGGTGATCCTGAGCGTGTAAAGAAATTGCTTGACTGGATGACTTTTTGGCGGAGAAATCCAAGCCGATTCGTCCAGTATTACTTTGGTATTGTACTCCATCTGTATCAACACATTATTCTGTATCTGATGGACATTTACCCAAGTATCTGTATTGTGGCTGCGCGAAGTGCCGCAAAGTCTTTCATTATTGCGGTGTATGCCTGTAAAGAGGCAATTTTGCGTCCGGGTGCAAGAATTGTTGTTGCGTCTGCGACAAAGAAACAGGCGAGATTGATTGTTTCTGAGAAGATTAAGAAAGAGATTCTACCAAGATCTCCGCTTTTACAAGAGGAAATTGACTCTTTTAAGGATAGCCAGAATGAAATCGAGGTCATTTTCAAAAACGGCAGCTCCATCGTAGTTGTCGCCGCAAATGACAATGCCCGTGGTTATCGTGCTACGGTAATGATTTATGAAGAGTTCCGTATGATTGTGAAAAACATTATCGATACGGTTTTGTCTCCGTTCCTGTATGCACGGCAGGTTCCTTTTATGCAGTACGAAGAGTATGACTCTCTGCTGGAGGAGCCAAAAGAAGTCTTTATTAGTTCTGCATGGTATCGCAACCATTGGATGTGGGACACAATGAAGACATTTGTTAAGGATATGCTGCGTAAGGATTCTTCTGTTTTGATTGCAATGGATTATAGCATTGCGTTGAAGCACAAGATCAAAACGCGTAGCTTCTTGGTGAAAGAGCGAAATAAGTTGGATGCGGTTGCTTGGGCAATCGAGTATGAAAATCAAATGATCGCGGAAAACGCCCATGCGTATTTCACTTATGAAATGCTGAACAAGAATCGCGTGCTGAAGCGTCCGTTCTACCCAAGAAAGAATGATGATGTGCTTTCTCGCGTGAAAAATAAGTATGCTATTCCAAAGCAGAAGGGTGAGATCCGCATCATATCATGCGATATTGCATCAGAGGGCGGAACTGGAAACGATAACTCAATCTTCACCTGTATTCGCGCTTTGCCGGAAAGCAAGGAGTATAAAGCGGCGGATGTTGGCGGTGAGCATATTGAGGTCAAACAGGGTTATCGTCGTCAGGTTGTTTATATGGAGCAGCAGACTGAGTTTGAGACAGTCAGGCAAGCTATTCGCATCAAGCAGCTCTTCACAGATTTTGATGCGGATTATTGCGTATTGGATACCAGAAATGCCGGTGTTGCAATTTTTGATTCATTGGCAAAGGTATTGTATGACGAGGAGCGTAATGTAGAGTACACCCCATGGACTTGTATGAATGATGACAAGTTGAAGGCTCGTATTGTGATTGCTGGACAGGAAGAGGTTGTATTCTCAATCAAGGCACAGTTGGACACCAACAGCAAAATTGCCGTGTGTATGAGAAACACGCTGGATACCGGCATGATTCAGTTGATGGTAAACAATCAAGAGGGTATTGAGGAGCTGCAGCGCATCGTTCCTGAATATGCGACGGCTGATGTGGATACGCAGATTGCTTATGAGCAGCCATTCCTTGAGACAACGGCTCTGGTCAATGAGATGATCGGTCTGGAATATACGGTTATGAATCAGACGGGATTGATCCGAATTGAGGAAAGAGCCGGTGCAAGAAAAGACCGTTATACTTCGGTATCCTATGGCAGCTATTTTATTGAGCTTTTGGAAAAAGATCTGTTTTCTGATAGCTCTGAATACGAATATGTAACACTTGTAAATTAAGGAGGTGAAGATTATGGCAGGTGAATCAAGACTTCGACTGTGGCGAAGCAAAGAGCCGCAGGCTGAGACTGCGAGTGCAGCGACAGAACAAAACGCGGCGTCTGGTGTTGAAGAGGCGGTTTTGCATGAGTTCAACACACAGTTGGGCGCTGTTTATCTGAATATGATTAGTGGGTATTCAAATGGATCTTCCCCGTATTCCACAAGAGAAATTTTGGATATGGCGAAAGACCCAATGCACCACATAACAGAGTTGAGACGATGGGCGAAGTGGGCTTATTATTCCAACGGTACGGTAACAACGGCTGTTGACAGCCTGACCGGTCTTCATTATTTGGATTACATTGTCGTTGCGAAACCCAAAAAGGCTGGAGCAGCGCGTAAGGGGTATCGTCAAAGTTATGACCGAATGAATAGTGTTCTGAGATCAATGCGCTATAAGGAGGTTATCCGGGATGCCATTTTCCATAATGCCAATGAGGGAATGTATGTTGGCTATATGGAAACAAGGACAGTGCCGGTAGAGCATAAGATGGCCTTGACAGATATTGATGTTCAGGGGATTACTGAAATTAACTCCGCTGGCATCAATACGATTGTGATTTCGCTCCCACTTGAATATACGAGAATTATTGGCCGCAGAAACAACTGCTACGAGGTAGCGTTTGATCTGCGGTATTTTCAGGGAATGAGAGAGGACGAGTGTAAGCGCAGGCTGCAAGGATTCCCAAGACAAATTCAAGAGGCATGGTCTAAATTTGAACAGGGAAAATTTCCAGATGGAGCAAGCTGGCTGCGACTGGATTGGCGCAGAACGATCGTAACTAAAATCAAGAGCGGCCAGAGCGATCCCTATGGTGTGCCTTTTGCTGTTGCGGCGCTGGATGATATTGATTATGCAAAGTATTTTGTCAATACCAAACGGCGTGTGCTGGATACAGTCAATAACCAAATCTACTATGAGACATTTCCGGAGGGCAAGGAGAAGGGAACTTCTGCACTGTCAAAAACACAGCAGGAGAACCAGCATAACACGGTAAAACAGGCGCTTACTCAGCGCAGCAGTGCTACCGGTATTTCCTTCTTTTCTCTGGCGGCAGGTACGCATATGGATCGACTGCCGGTGGATATTTCATTGTTGGATGAAGAGAATGAGAACGCCATCAAGGAAGATGTTAATGAAGACATCGGCTTTGCTGCTGCGGCATTGAGCGGTAGTTCAACCGGTAACTATGCTACGGCAACTTTGAACCTTGAGATTATCTCAAATAATGTGTTTACCTGGATCGAAGCTATTGTGGAAGAACTGAATAAGTGCCTCAACTACAATGTGATCCGTGATAGTAGTTATCGTATTGAGTTCCGTGTATTGCCGATTACTTTTGTAAACAGGGACAAACAGGTCAAATTCTTTTCTGATCTGTATGCTCGTGGCAAGGGTAGTTTGTTGGCATGGATTGCGTCAACAGGTGTCAATGCAGATGACTACCTCTCTCTGATGGATTATGAGTTGGAGGAAGATTTTGAAAATCGTTATCCAGTTCATAAAACTTCCTTTACCGTTACCGGTAAGGATGCCCCGGATGGAGATGTTGATAAGAGTACAGGCGGCTTGGAGAGCAATCCCAGTACGGAATCGACCAAGGCAAACAATGGCAATGCAAGCCCATCTCCGTCAGATTAAGGAGGTGAGAATGTATGTATCAGTTTTTGAATGGATGTTCCCCAATCTATGAGATTTCAAGTGAAAGAACAGTGGCCGGTAGACGGCCCATCAAGGTTGTCCTGCACGAGATTTTCCCCAATACGGATTCTTGGCAGGATAATGGTATCTCATGGAATGAACAATATACAAGGGATAATTTGCAGTCTGTTGTAGGTATGTCAATCGTTGCGGAATTTTTGACCGACGATCGAGATATTCCGTATGGGCATGGCATGACAGACATCCGAGACAATATGCCAATCTTTGAAGATGCCACTATGGTAGGACATTTTGATAAGGCGTTTGTAGACGATGTTGAAATTGACGGTGTAACCAAGCGAGTTTTGATCGCAGAGGGCACACTGGACGAGATGCGTTATCCCCGTTTCGTTGCATGGCTGAGAGAGCATATGGCTGAATCTGTTGTAAAGGGTTCAGTTGAAATTGTTGGTAAGCCAGAAAACGATGGACACATTATTTACTCCGGCGGTTGGAAAGAGCAAGGTCGCGTACCGCAAATCTATGATTATAGCGGATATGCAATCTTGGGCGTCAAACCGGCTGATGAGGCCGCTATCGTAATGGAGTTAAATAATAAAAAACAAGACGACAAGGAGGATTGTAATATGGATGAGAAGCTGAAAAATGAGCTGATGGCGGTCATCTCCGGTGCTATTTCTGAGACAAACTCAAAGTGGGATGAGTATTACGCCAATGTCCAGGCAAAGGAGGCTGAGATTGCACAGCTGCAC